GGAAGTTTCATCGCCGGCCACCGCCAATCGCTTCAAGCCGCATCGTCCCGACACGCCAATCCGTGTTATCCTGCGCGATGATCTTCATCTTTACTTGGCGTCCGTTGAAGCGAACGCTCGTCGGGTTGGCCATGCTGTACGGCCCGTAGCTCCAGACCGGCGCATTCGGATAATACTTCGTCGAGAACGAAACCGTGACTTGGCCCTGGGTGCGCTCGTCCGGGATGAGTTCGTTGACGTAGAATACCCGGTCGCCGTTGCCGATCTGTATCGGGCCGGACTCCAGATATACTTCTTCGCCAGCATGGTTCACGCCAACTTCGTGATCGTAGATGTAGCCATCCGGCGTGACGTACAGCGGATTGGCGAACTGACCACGATCAGTACCCGCTGCGCGCGCGAGCGTTCCGATGGTCCAGTAGTTCTGGCTGTAGTCCCATACGACGTAGCGGTTATTCTCCATCGAACTTGCCGACGGATAGAACCACCACACTTCGTTGAACTGCGAATTATTGACGGCGTAGACTTTGCTGATCTGCGCCTGGTTGATGTCGCTGAAAACGTAGTCCGACACTTCGCACGGCACCGACTTGACGTAGCCGTCGTACATGAAGAAGCCACGCGTCCCCATCCATACGGCAAAGTTGTCCTGCACGGCAATCGCGTTCGCTCCGGCGAGACCACACGCACGACCTGCATATTCAGAAGTATAAACGAACGGCTGGCCAGTGTAGGTAACGATATGCGCGTCCATGTCGGTCAGGATCAGGTTCTGACCGCGGACGCGCTTACCTGTGACAATTTTGCCACCAGTCTGGAGAATAAGACTGCCGGCGTTGTTTGTGCTTGAGGGCGTCCAGACCGTGTTATCTTCGAGATCGGACCACTGGATTTTGCGCGGATTACCGCCGGCACCCAGCGCCATCATCGAGCGCTCGTTCGTTACAAGAACGCCGGTGTTTCCAGTCGGCGCGTTTGTGACGGCCGCAGCCTTTGTCGGCGTAGTCGCGTCAAGCTGCCATTCGTAAATCTTGCCGTCATAGTTTGAGCAAGCGACCAGATACTCGCCCCAAGTGTCCATCGTCCAGGTCGTTGCCGGCGTGGTTGAACCCACGTCGGGACGCGGTACGCCGTAATATCCAGCGCTGTATGCGCCAACGGAATAGCCCCCGCCGACAGTCGCATCGGCGTTGCCCGGCGTAAAGCCGGTCGGCGTGATGTCCACGACAACGCTTGACTGAGTGACGGCGTAGAGCTTCGTGTGAGTGCCGACGCTGATCCAGCGGTTGTTGCTGTTGTCGCGCCACGTAATGATGCCGCGCGGCTTGCCGTTCATCTGGGTCGTGGTACGCTGCTGCCACCCGCCAATCGGCCGGATCATGCCTTCTACCCAGCGCACAAAGTTCGCGTCGTACCACCGGCCCGAAGCGTCAAGCTCAGTGCCGTTGCGGTAAATGCCCGGTGGTAGTTTGATCGGAAGAAGGGCCATGTTTGCGTCCGTAGTTAACTGTTCACCGTATATCAGTTTTTAGCAGACTTTGCATCTACCGGACAATCGTGTTCGCAAACGCAGATATAGCGGCTATTATGGGCCTCAATCTCCGCAATAGTTTCGGCGGTGTCCTTCAGACTATCGTAACTGATTGGCTTCGTGATTTTGCAATAGTCACTGACTACGGCGGGCGCGGTCGAATCTAGAACGCAGCCGCTCAGTCCGAACAGGATCGGGAGTAGCCACAGCTTGTTCGGCTTGTTCTTCACGGCGCTGCACCTCCTGTAGATCGGCCTCGCGCTGCTGCGCCTTTCCGGCCTCGAGCAACTGCCGATCTGCAAAAAGCCTAAAGACGGCTTGAAGCAAACCGAACAGTTGCTTGAGTAACTGGATCACTTCACGCCGTTACGAACGAACGCAGCGAGAAGCGCAGTAAACACCAGGTTGGCGGTCTGCATCAGGTCGGCATCGCCAACGAGATAGGCGCCAACGGCAGTGAGAACGGCGATTCCGGCCGTGATGTAAGTCTTATAACCTGCAAGCATCTTATTACTCCTTATGGATATTGCTTCCAAGGAAGCTGCCAATGCGGCCCGTCCTTGAATGTACGCCAATCTCCGCCCCATTCAATCGGAACTTTGAGTTCGGCTGCGGCCTGCTTAACAGCCTTTGCGATCTTATGATAGAGCGGCCAGTCCCAACGGATTTCACCGCCAACAACGGCGGCGAGATCGACAGCGTGGCCGGTGAGATGCCGCGAACGCATAGTCTTTGATGCACCGGATTTGACTAGCTGTTGCTGACGCGCAACAGTGCGCAGACCCTCTAGCACGGTGAAGTCAACGTCGGTGATCTGTATGGCGCGTTCAACGACACGAACGAGATCGGGGTGTACGCCCTTCAGTCGTTCCTTCGACTTGGCGCCTAGGGCGAAAGACATCACCCACCTACCTTCATCTTCAGCGCAGTCCAGATAATCCCGGCGGCGACGATCAGGCCCGACAGCCACTTAATGAAAGCGACAACGCCCGACGCGGTCTTCCAGGCATCGACAAGCCCGGCCACTTCATTAGAGAGCCGGTCAACCTTGTCAGTCAGGTTGACGATTTCCTGTTCGAGCAAGGCGATCTGTACATCGTGTTGCGCGTCGGACATTGGTTAGTTGCCTTCAAGAACGGCGAGGCGCGCCCGCACTGATTGCAGTTCCTTGACCAGCATCGGGACAAGCTTTGAGTAGTCCACCGCCATCATCTGATCTTCTTCAGCCGGTGCGCTGACCGCTTCCGGGGCAACTTCGATCAGTTCCTGAGCGATGAAGCCGTAACGCTGGTGTTCACCGTTGACCTTCCAGTCGAACTGGCGAACCTGGATTGCGTCAATCACATCGCCCGCACTGTCTGCGTCTGCAATGTTTTCCTTCATCCGGGCATCGGATGATGTATTATAGGATGTAGTTGTTCCGTCCGTGCCGATCCATCCGACGCGTCCATTGTCATTGAAGAATGACATCTGGCTTGTCAGTGAAGTCCCGCTGATCTTGGTGGAAACGCCGCCCAAAACCTGAGTGTTTAGGTAAGATACGTTATCGAACGTCGATGTCGTCCCGTGCAGCCATTGACCATCGGCGGTGATTCGGCCGCGCGCCGAAGTAGTTGCTCCGCAGCTAAAGTATAGATCGTTGGCGTCACTGTATAGAACGGTGTCACCACCACGAGTTGTAGTTCCAGTTGCGGACGAGATACGAATATCGCCGCCTGAGGATACACGCACATCGCCTGCGATAGTCAACTTATCAGAAAGACTTGTCGTACCAACCCCGACGTTCGTGCCGTCGTCGTACACTACAGAAGCCGAAGCAGCCGAGGTGCCGTTACCCTTGACCAGATAGCCCGAGGTGAGGCTGGTGGCTCCGGTGCCGCCGTAAGCTACGCCAATGGTCCCGGCATCGCCCGAACCCAGGAGACTTGCACCGCCAACAGTCTTGATGTTCGTGCCGCTGACAAGCGTGGCCTGCTTGCCGTTGATCTGCGTCTGGATCGACGAGGTCACGCCGTCGAGGTAGCCGAGTTCGGCCGGGGACAGCGACGCGCCATTCGCGGTGATGCTGCCAGCAACAGTCAGAACCTTACCCGAACCAACATTGAGGCCAACGCTCGTACCGGAACCGGCTGCGGCGAAGATAGCGTCAATCGTATCGAGGTCGGTGTTGAGCTTAGTACCCCAGGTATCGGCGCTGGCACCGACTTCCGGTTTCGTAAGTCCAAGGTTCGTCGTGGTAGTATCAGCCATAATTTACCTCACGCAGCCAATGAGTCTGGAAATACTCGCGGCGTCCAAGTTTCGCTTGTATCAGAAAGCGGAGTCCAAGTCTCGCTTGTTGTTTCTTGCGGCGTCCAAGAAATAGCAGTATCCGCCTGAGTAGTCCATGTCTCAGGCGTAGTTTCTTGTGGCGTCCAACTTTCCGGTGTTACCGGTTGCGGCTCCCACTTCTCTACCGCATCTACAGTTACGCTTGACTGCGCATTCGCAGCGATAGCGGCGCCCAGAACGCGCGTAGCAGAGACTTGCGCGGACGACTGCGCGTTGGTCGTAATGCTGACAAGGAACACGCCTTGCAGCGTGCAACTAACCGAAGCCGCGGCGTCTGATGTAGCGCCGCTCTGCTGAATGCGAGTAGCGGCAACAGTCGTACTAGACGTGGCGCTGGACGTGATGCTCGGCTGCTGGACGCGCGTAACCGAAACCGAACCGCTTGCCGCTGCATTAGCTGTAGCGGAGATCGACTGGACGCGATTAGCAGTAACAGTCGTCGAGGACGTAGCCGACGTATCGACAGCGGCCAGCTTTACGATCTGCGCGGACGCAGACGCAGAAGACGTGGCGCTTACGGCGACCACAATCTCCTTGGGGTCTATGCCGTAATTGCCACGTCCGTAAAGGCCGCTACCGTAGCCGGCCATCTATCAGTCCAGATTAATGTCGAAGTCTCCGGCCGGGATGCGAAGCACATCGCCCGACGCAATAGTCTTCGAAGTCGTGAGCGCGCCGTAGGCCAGCAGATTGCCGCCCGACAGTGCATCATAAACAGCGGCGTAAGTGATCGTGCCCCATGAACCAGTGGCGGTCGGAAACTCAACCGCGGCCGTGTTCGAAGCCTGGTTGTTCGTCACGGTGAACGCAATCGTCTGGCGGGCATACGAACCGCCCGACACTTCGGTGCCGCTGCCGGTTTCGCCCGGATCGCTGGTGAACAGCGCGACGTACAGAGTGGACGGAGCGGTATACGCGGTCGCCCCGAAGACGTGCAGGAGAACCTTGTTCTCAAGATAATTCGAGAAAGACATTCAACCGATCCTTAACCAAACGTGCGGAAACGCGACTTCAACTTGGACGACCCGATGCGGGCGCGTTCGTCGGCCAGCATCATATCATCAAACAGGCGCTGATACAGCCCGGCCCAGACATTAATCCGGTCGTCTTCCTTCAGATACGGAGCCGACTGGATTAGGGCTGCGTAGAGGTAGAGATCGGGGCTTTCTTCTAGCAGCCAGTTAGACGTGTTGCTATCAGACAGCGCCGGAATCTTGGCGTAGTAGAGAAGCTCGGCGTCGTACTCTCCGTCGGGATACGGCACGACTTGGAACTGCTGGCCGATGGTCGTGTAGAACAGCGGCTGCTGCGATGCACTGTAGACCTGGCTCTCTTCCAGCGCCTGTTCCGGCGTGACGTAAAGCAGCGGCGTAATCGGGTTCGTGTTAAGCTGGAACCGAATGGTCTGGAGCCAATCAGCCGGCACCGCGAAATACGGCGTGTCCAGCGTGGCGTCCGAGCGCGTCACCATCTTACGGTGGCGGACAGTCCGGTTGAACTGTGCCTCGGCCAGTGAAATGAAATTAGGGATTGTGGTGTCCAGATCGTCCCGGTTCAGCCAATCCGCGATGGCCGACTTCAGTTCTGCGTAAGTCGTAATCGCCATCAGATCGTCCCCGGTCGTACACGCCACATTTCATTGGCGGGATCATTGAGCCACTTCACGAGTTCCTGTTGGTCGTCCAGGATACCCTTCTGCTTTAGCTCCATGTAGACCGTCATCGGGATGCGGCCAACGTGGGTAAACTCGCCCCAGCGTTTCGGAGCGGCGTCAAACGCGGCCCTGTTCGACTCAACGATCCCGGTAACGTCCTGCTCTTTTACGATGACAGCGTTATCGTCGGTGCCGTCGTAGTCAAGGTAGGTGTTGATGCCGGTTTCGGCGTCGGTAGAAATAAGGCGCTTAGTCACTTACGTGTCCCCACGTTCTGCGGGTTCTTACACCGCGAATACAGTTTTGGCTAAGACCCAATTCTCTAGCTAGAGAGGCGTGAGACTTTTCCTTGTTTTGCCTTATATAGCGAACCAGGTCATCATTCAACTTCGATTTACCGTTTCCAGTTCCGGTCGGCGCTACAGTGCGTTTGCGCCCCTTGCGTATCATGTCCTGCGTATTTTCCCTGTACGTTCCAACTGACAAATGGTCTGGGTTTACGCACGACGGGTTATCACAAGAGTGCATTACGACTAGGCCATCGGGTATCGGCCCCCTATGCACTTCGTACGAGTATCGGTGGGCGGATATGGTTTTACTCCCACGTCCGCCTTCTTGTAGCGAGCCATACCCTCTACGGCTCGTGTTGCCGGTCCACACCCAGCACTCATCTGTTTTCTCTATATGACGAAAAAATCGTTCGCGTACTTCCGCGTGGGACCGACGTGTATCGTCTGGCGTTCCAGTGCGCCTTACGCGCAAGTTGTGCTTATTGCACATACCGTTCGCCCGAGACTGGTTCTCGCAGTTTTCAACTGAGCAAATATTCATACAAACAACCTCCGATGCAGGACTTACTGCACCGGAGGTTGCGTGTTGTCAAGTCTTAATTAAGCCGTGGTAAGATCCGCAACGATGCCGTGAGCGGCTTCGTTCGAGACCTTCAGACCGTATTCGACCAGCATCAGGCGCTTCTCAGCGTCGCCGGTCTTAGCCAGTTCCATCTGCTGAATCGGACGCAGGATGGCCATCGACGCGTAGTCGGGGTCGACCACGAACGCGTCACGAGCGCGCTGGAAGCGGTTCGGCACGATGTTCACGGTGCCGAAGTCCGACACGTAAACGTCGGCGGCGCCGATGATCTGAGCCTGCTGGCCAGCCGGAACGTCGCGGTAACGGGTAGCGATACCGTCGAAGGCCGAAGCAGCCTGCTTGTTGAACGCGCCAACCATCAGCATCTTCGGCGTGCCGCCCGAGGTCCAGACCTGCGAGATGACATCCTTCAGCAGAGCTTCGGTGAACGCACGCTGCGTACCATCGGTACGAGCCGAAACGCCCGAGTTGTTGGCGCCGTCCGAAGCCTTGTTGACGTTGGTCTTGATCCAGGCCGGAAGACCAGCGGTGCGGCGAGCGGTGGTGGTGTTACCGGCAACCGGCGACTGGTTGGCAAGCAGGGCGCTTTCCATGTCGCGCTTCAGTTCCGAACCCAGCTTG